CAAGAGAGTGAGCTAAGGTTCTTTCCTGTGGATTAGGATCTACTAGTGACTTTATAAATTCTTCGTAGTTTTCTGTAGTGGCAAAATCATCTACTGTAATCTGGCCATCTCCGCTACCGTCGTTGCTGTTTTTATCAAGCTCTGGTTTCATGCTAAATAGAACGTCAAGTATTTGTTTTGACTCTTTGCTATCTGGATTATGTAAAGCGTCATAATAACTCATAGATTGACCAAACATCTTGGTCATTGCGACACTAGCAAACCCGTCTGGTTTGTTTTTAAACAGCTCTTCAAGACTGTTTTGTATCTCCTGGAGAACATCTTGTTTTTCAAGCTTAGGATTCTTTTTAGCGGTTTCTCGCCAGTTGTTTAATACTTCGTTAGCAGAAGTTATAGTACCTGTATCTCTTTTTCTAAGTAATTTAGATATATCTTCTATAGACTGTCTTTCAAAAGAAGTAGTTTTATTATCTCCATCTGTGTAAGTAAAAGAAAACACACGTTTTCCATCTACAGTTTCTATTTTAAAAGAATCATCTGTAGCGTCACCGTTATAATGATCAGCAACGTTTTTAATAAAAGCTATAGCTGGTGCTTTAGTTAGTCCAACGTCGTAAGCGTTTGTGTTGTAAGACGTGATTATATCGTTACCTATTTGACCCTCTGTTTGTCTAGCTTTAGTGTATTTATTTATTTCATAAAGTAAGTCCGCCCTCTTTCTTTTATTTTCTTTACCAAATAGTGGTATATTTTTTAACTCTTCTCTATACGTATCTAATTGGTCTTGCATCTCAGCTCTTTCGTCGCTGTTTTTCACAGTGCCGTCATTCATGTTTTTAGCAAGCTTCCCCATAGCTTCCTTCGCCTCAGCGTTTATACCCTCGATCTCTTGCATGCTTTTTTCAAAGTTAGTGGATATACTATCCAATAACTCGCCTCTTTGCTGTAACAAACCAGCGGTCATGCCTCTCATGGAGAACGGTACCTTAGCTCTTGCTAAAGCGCCTGCTGAGGCTACTATTGTTGAATCTGCTTTTATGTTCACGTCTATGTTATTTTAATGCTATTAATAAAATCAAGGTGAAACCATACCTGGTAGTTGCGATTGATTGTAACCTTGGTTAGCAACTGTGCTGTTAGTCGTGTTGTTACCAAAATTCATCTCATCCCAAGGCACATTACCCATCATATCTCCAAATGCTTGAGCGTTTTGCATCTGCATCTGCGCACCAGCCATATTCATATTCATTTGATTTCCATAAGCTTGTTGTAAACCAGCAGAAGCACCTGCAGCTCCTTGATAAGCAACGCCCAATAACGTAGCTTGTCTTTGCATCTCGGCTTCCTGCGTCGCCATCTCCCCACCAGCCTGAGCCATTTGAATAGCGCTAAGACCTTGTCTTTCCATTTGTTGGTTCTGCATAGCTCCTTGAGCAGCTAAGCGCTGATTAGCAGTCTCTTGTTTAGATATATCAGCTGAAACCTGTCTAGCTTGTAATCGACCTTGATTTGCTAAAGCTTGCGCTAACCCAGCAACACCTGATGATCCAGCTGAACCACGCAGACCCTGCATTACGTTAGCTCTCTGTTGAGTGCCTTGTTCCATTTGGAATCTAGCCGCCTCTTGATTTACGGTTAAATCCTCATACACATTCTCCATACCCTCAAATGGGTTTTGAAGATTTGCGTACGGATTTGTAAACTCAAACTCTCTATATCTTTGTCTTTGAGCCTCTAGTAAAGCGTCTTGCTTTTGCTGGCGCTCGAGCTGTGCTGTAACTTGATCGTTAGCGTCACTCGCTGCACTTCTAGCTGCGCTACCAGATATTAAAGCACCTCCTAATTGAGCTACGCCGCCTATTATGGCTGCACCTAGTAGAAATGACATAATCTATTTATTTTTAATATACTTTTCATAATATCTTTAATTCAATTACACTAATATAGTTACATTTTTTAGTGTTTATTTACTACTTTCAGTTACCTCAGAACTTATAGCAAATAATTCAGCCTGCTTAGAGTCAGTATTTTTCATTTTAACGCTTGCGTAATACCCTTTTAAACTACCACTATTAGCTCTATTATCTTTCGCAAACATTATGTACGATCCAATTGGTATATACTTAGTAGCATCTACAGTTATAGTTTTATTACTCATGTCCGTTATCTTGCCTATAAGCAATGGCTCACTACCAACAGCTTGTCCATCGAAATCAGTTAGCGAAGTAGATGAGATATAGTACGCAAAGTCCCCTACCTGCAAAGATGCGTTATCTATTTTACTAGTTAATTGTATTATCATGTCTGTGTGCCTACCGTTATAAAGTTATCTAACAAAAAGTGTATCGTTCTATTAGAACTTGGGTATTTATTTATTTTAAAGCGATTACTAGTTCTCACCTTTTGTGTGCTACCTGAAAGATATAGTTTTGTTCCAGCTTTTAAAGTTTGCGCTCTAGATACCACCATAGTGCCAGCCGTTGCAGATGGACTGCTTATAGATGCTACGGTAGTAGCCGTAGCGTTATCAACGCCTTCACCTAGTATAGTTAAATTATTTCCACCAGCAATCCCGTATGTACCTAATAAATCAACATTAGTACTACTTGATGACGTTACTCTAACTGTTTTAGTTAAAGCATCAGCCGTAGCGCTGGAAGATATGAAACTCATACTTAACCCAATAGCTTTTTTAATAGCTTTAAACCCTATAGCGTGAAAAGTCAAAGTTATACCGTCTGCGAAAGTTTGTGCAGAAGATAAAGTTAACGTTTTAGTATTAGTGTTTATGCTTTGTATTTTCGGCGAGCCAGAAAGGCTACCAGCGCTAACACCCTTTAGAATAGTCCCAACAGCTAAATCTGATACATCATCAAGCACTACGGTGGTAGAACCACTTATAGCTCCATCTACAGTCTGCGTTTTTTGAAACACCCAGTCGGTGTCTCTTGGTTGCCTTATTAACCTTAAACCAAAACCGTTTGTATCATTTTTTGAATTTGTAACAAAAGTATCAATATCAACATTGGTTGAATGCGAAAGCGCTGGAGAGGCAGTGTATACCGCGTCCTCACCTGTGGCAGCATAGCTGCTACCGTTGGCGGTAAGACCGGAAAATGTAACGGTAACATTCGCAACTTGAGATATATTTCTATGTATAACGTTTTTGTTTAACACAGTGTCAGTTGAAGGATCAGCCATAAGTATCATAGTGTACGTAAGGCCGTCTCCATTAGTCGGGAAATTTATAACCCCGTTATACTCACCACCACTTACCTTGGCTTTTAAAGCGTTTTTAGAACTAAAACCAGCTGCAAAAGTTTTGGTTTTAAAATTGTAAAATAAGTTATTAGATGTTACAACTTGTAAAATAAAACTAGCTCCCTCGTCACCTTTAATCGCGAAGCTTCGCGTAGAAGCTAGATAAGGTAGTGTGTTTAAGGGTATAAATAGTGATTGTATTTTTTTTAATACTTCTTTTTGAGTAACGCTTGAATCAGCTCGCGAATGATTAATGCCAGCCATATAACCAACATCGCCCCTAAAAGTATGCGTATGGTAACCTTGTAAACCCACGCTTTGACCGTAGTCTAGCGCTTGCTGTATAGTTTTAAACAAAGGTTCATTATCGATATACGTTAGTATATTTTGTTGCGATTGCCTAGTAGACCGTTGCGTTGATTGCGTAGAGCCACTTGTGTTTGTATTATGATAACTCATGATTCTGCACTTAATGCGTTGATGAAACTATACCTAAACCTTGAAAATTGAAATTAGCTGTATCAATATTTTCAGTGGAAAGCCTTGATCCTTTTATATAATTAAACCATTTACCTTCTTTCTCTATAAATTCACTTATAAAACCTTTTTGAAGATCTGTTTCAAAAGACTCCATCTCCCAGCCTAAGCGGTCGTTGGTAAAAGCGTTATAGGTAGATAGCGTCGTAGCTGTTGAATTTTCAGCTTTAGCGAAAGCTTTAACCATAGCTTGTGAACCCTCGTAATTTATAGTGTTAAAACTCTTTATAGATGAAGGGGTTTCATTCAATATAGCCGTAACAGACGCTTCATATTGCTCTCCGTAAAACGAACCTCTAGTTTCGTTAGTGTAATGTTGCCACAGTTCACCGTTTTTAACAGTGAAGTATTGATTTGATAAACTAACACCACTTTCTGGTACGAAAGATTTAAAACTTTCCCAACCTCTTACGTCTTCATTAAAACTAACTGTTGTAGAATTTTCTAATCTAAAAATCTTATTTAGAGTTATATTATCTAAAGTACCTCTCAACTCAAGAGCTTTATCATTTGAACCTGAAGTTATAACCACCGTATTTATTAGGTTATCTGGATCGTCGTTAGTAGAAGTACCTATAAAGAAGTCTTGCTCAAAAGATACGTTAGCTTCTATATCGGTTTGGAATACAAAACCCTTACCGTCTTCATTATAATAATATCCAGCTATAAAACCGTTATCAAGAGCGCAGTCAAAAGAAAGTCTAACCTCTTGATTTGTGTGTATGTGACCTATATTTTGGTTGATATTACCCCATACAGCTCTGAGTCCCTCGAAACGTATACGGCCACCACCAGCGGGATCTTCTTCCCAGAACAAGAGATTTTGGAAAGATGTACTAAACACTATATTCCAAGAATCCACTGTACCTCCTGTAAAGTAGTTTGTTGTGTCACGTAAAGCAATATCTTTAATGGCGCCCGTAAAACCATTTTCTTCAGGTTCAAAAAACACTTTTCTAGGATTTCCAAGAGGTGAGCTTTCATCTTCAGCGAACGTGGACGCGCTGTAAATAAAACCATTTATATCACCAGCCAATACATCTGCGGCGCTTACTTCTTCACCATTAAGAAATACAGATATGGGATTTCCAGAATAAGAGAGCATGTTACCTTTGATTACATAATCTCCAGGTTGCGTTAAATTATTAAAACCAAACCCATGCGTCAAGATAGATGTAACACCATCAACTTCAACGTCCTCCGTATTACCTGTAACATAACCTGCTAAAGACCCTTGAATATCAAGACTTGAAACTGGGATTATAGTAAATGAAAACTCATATGGCTGGGTTGGGTTTGGGTTATCCATTGGGAAGTTAGGTGAAATATTCTGGTATATAAACTTTTCGTGACCAGGGCCTTGCGTTGTGTTCCACTCAATAGCTCCATTTTTAAAGTATACCTCTGGTTGATCAAATAAATTATAAGTGATTGGAGGTATTTGAACATCTGAACTTCCTAAGTAATTACTTGGTGGAGTAATCCAACTGTCTGCTTTTCCGCCAGTGGTAAGATTTGTTATATTTATTAACCGTATACTGTCTATAGCTTTAGCATAATCGTGCTTAGTTATCGCAATTTTAATTTCTTCGAGGGGTGGGAATCCAAATGGATATTGGAATATGCATCTAATAACGTTACTCACTACTGCGGTGGTATCGTATTCGGTTCTTGTTGTTGATAGTAATCTTAAATTACCATTAGGTTTTATTTCTCCAAAATACCCATAAGGATATGATGGATCACCACTATCCTGATCTATAGGAGACTCGGGTATTAAACCAGTAGGTATACAATTTAATAAACTAACATCAGAATTAGCGTCTATATCGTCAACTACTGGTTGATACGATATATCTAATAAGTACCAATTACCGTTTTCAAGAGGATTATCGGAAATATCTTGAGAGATGATAGCTGTACTATCTGCATCAACTTCTATCCGTGTCGCAGAGTCTGTTGCACCTCCCGTGTTGTCACCAGAGACCTCATGTATGCTAACAAACGGATCGGGTTGCTCTCCCGGTATAGGTGGTACTGGTTGATCGCTTAAATCGATGTGATCACCAAAATTAGTTATTGCGCCTCCGTCTTGTAGCGGTTCGTTTACAGCATTATACTCACCAGTTTCTTCATTAATCGTAGGGGAGTAATATGTATGTTGAGCACCAAATTCACCTAACCCACCTGCTTCGTATTCTGTGTTCGATTGGCCTAGATTTTGTCTTCCATATATAATTTGATTAGTCCAAACAAAATCGATTAGATTAGTGCCGTTATTTTCAACGTCACCGGTCCAACCTAAAATACCTCCACTACCGTCCCCATGTTTAACCTCTGCCCAAGCGGGAATATCACGATATGGGATAGGATTCACTTCTTGTATAAAATCTTGACCCTCTATACCCGTGGGGTTTATAAGGCTATGCGGTTTTACTAGTTTAAACTCGTTTACATATATACTGTACTTTGTCGAAACGGCGCTAGGTTTAGTTACAAGACTCAATTTAACGACTAGGTTTTCTATTAAAACGCTATCCTGAGTAGTGCCATCTGAAAACTTCCAAGCGGCAGAGTTCATCGTAGGTGAACCATGTACAGGGTTTTCATCGTTTGCTTCATAAACACCAGGCACGAAAGCCCAAATTGCTGGAAAAAGCACTTCGTTATTACTCTGCCACCCCATAACGTAATCACCTGCAAAAGCTATGTCTGGATTACCGTTGCTGTAACCAGTCCAATCCGTAAATAGCATGTGATGAGCTTCATAAGGGCTATCTGTTAAGTTATTAAGTATATAGTTAGCATTTCCAAACTGCGTGTCCCCTAAAGGCGCTATTATCTCTGGGTCAACTGGCTCTTCACCATCAAATAGCTCTATTAACATGTTAAACCCATCAGCTAGCTGAAAAAACGGGTCAGTTATATTAAAAACGCCGGTTGTGAAATATATAGCTATTTCCTCTCCGTTAAATATAGTTTTAGATGTCGCTTCGGGAAAACTTGCTATAATGTCGTCAGACACCTGGTGCGTTAAATCAGTAATAGGTGAGTCAACGTAGCTATCTAGTATATTTACAGAATACTTTAATCCACCATCGATAGCTGTTCCTACACCAGCCCCACTCAGAAAACTACTACCTTCTGGTGAAAAAACAATTCCACCCGGTTCGTCGTTGTCTTGATTTTCTAGTCTCCATATAGAACCTACAAATGCGGGTAACGTATTAGACGCTGGTGCGTCCGGAGGCCCATCGTAAGTGGTTTCAACTCCATCCGCGCTAGTAAAAAATCTACTAGCGTACATAAGAGGAGTTCCACTACCGTGATTCTCTATAAATATATTATTTCCCAAACTAAAAGCGCCTATGTCTGCAACCACTTCTTGAGCGTTAAGATTAAACCTAGCAGAATACGGAGCGTTAAAAGAATCATATGGTGTATCTATGATAGGCGCTTGCAGAAATTCACCAAACGCTTCACCCACAAAATCTTGACCCTCTACAGCCTCAACAAAATGCCCTTTGGGTATAGCTGGATGATGAGTAATAGCTGTCGATGAGTTTAACGACATGTTTTTTAACGGGATAAACGAATGGTTAACCGGTATATCCGGGATACCCCAGTGATTGTAGTGGCTCTGCCAAGTTTCATTGATATTATGAGGAGATGGAATTAAATCCACGCCTGTTAAAGGGAAGCTGTCTTGAAAATGATTAACATCGTTTTGATATGTTACTAACTCTGTGCCTTGATCAACATTAGAGCTAGTTAGTAAATTCGAAGTATCTACGGGATAGTTGTCTAGCGTAAGATTATAATGCTTGCTATAGTCATCATAACTACCAAGCGCTATATTGTATTCACTTAAATTATCTCTAAACCAATCACGCATACCTGCGTCTGAGATAGGTGTTAATCCGTCCATAGAAAGTCTAAGGACTGAACCTCTTTGTTTATCTGTAAAATAAGCTCTATATGATTCAGAAGCAAAAGACTCAGGGTTCTTAGATATACCATAATCCCCTACAAAAGGCACAGCTTGTCCAAGGACGTTTTCAGTGGCTACAAGTTGAGGGTTTCCATCCGCGTTAAAGACAGCGTCTTTATTTGCTAATATCTTTAAAACCCTATCTTCGCACATAGCAACTAAATCAGTGCTTCTTGTGAATAGCTTTTGAATACTTCCGTATGTAGGGTTTAAATCTTTGGTTATCTTTTCTGCTTGGATAAACTGATTAAGGTTGTTTATACCACTGTTAGAATTATATATACCAGAATAAATTAACCCATGTTTGCGGTGCTCTTCTGCATATGGCTCTTCTAATGTTGAAGACGCTCGAGCACCATTTGTGATCTGCATCTCGTTAAAAGTGTCTCTAATTCTATTAGATTCTATACCGTCTCCAAAAGAAAAACAATTGTACCAACTTAATCCCGTGTCAAGAGAAAGATCTAGATCTTTATTTATAAGCCAAATTCTTTTATCGAATACCCCAGGCTCAGAGAATTGCTTAAACCATTTTATTTTAGCTGTAGTATAACTACCGTTTTCTCGTATAAACTTAACAGCGACTGGGTCGCCTACTTCATCAGCTAAAGCTGCTGCTGTTGTGCTGTTTTCTTCTTCGGCACCATCGTGTGGAAAGTTATAATTTAATTCAAATGCAGCAAACTCATCACCACTAAAAATTGTATTTGCAGCGGATGAGTTATACTGATTGCTATTAAAATCACCGGCATCAATGATCCAGTTTGTAATACGCCTATTGGCGTTGTAATCAAATATACCTGCTTCTCCAGGAATCCTACCTTCATCTAAAGTTGGGACCTCTAACCCTAAATCGTCTACTAAAACCACTCTGCATCCTACAGGTGCAAAAATCTCTGCGTTTTCACTTGTTAATCTAACTGGTATATTGCTACTAGCTTCGTAATATATGTTTAAATCGGTTAGTTGTTGAGGCTCTGTCTCCCAAATAGCAGGGTAACTCTGTAAAGTGGTAAGAACGTTTTCAACATTTGTCTCTGGGTGTAAGAATTCAATGTTTGTAAAAGTATCATCATCAACCGAGAATGTCGGAGCGCCAGGATTGTAACCTTGTTCTGTAGGGTTTTTATCAAGCTCAATTATGTAACACGTTCTCCTATTATGTCTTGCCCCAAAGTTTTCTAACGCTTCAATAAGATTTTGGGTTGCGGTAGTATCTTCACCTGTAATTGTTTGGTTTGCATCAACCGCTACGGAATTCGCCCACGCGCTAGCCGCTTCCTCTACGCTAAGGGGATAATCAACGGTGTCAGCGTTTTTATAATCATCTCCGTCGTATATCCACCTCATTCTCCATGACGTATGGTTGTATATGTGTTTAGTACGAACCTTTTGTATAGTATATACAATTTTACCAGGATCATCTTTGAATATAAACCTGTTACCTTCCTCGAGTTGACTTACAAAAAACTGAATATCAGTGTCTAATCCAGACGGGCTGATCTCAGGTCTCCACTGGTTTAAATGTAAATTCTGATAACTATCATCATACCCTTGCCCTTGGAGTTCGCTAGGGGTAAGCGCTCTACCTATTCCAGTTACTTCATCGTAATTCCCTTCAAACTCCATTATACGTATCCCATCAGCTTCCGAAGCTGCGATAACTGGACTAATAGCGTTTTCACCTGTTGTTGAAAGACTAGGTGGAAAAGCAGTATCTTGCCCTGTTCCTTGAGACGCGGTAGGAAGTAAATTGAATATACCTCCACCCCATATACCTTGTAATTTGCTGGCTATACTATCTTTACCAACGAGACTAGTTACCCCTAAGTCGTTTATTATACTAGTGGCATTACCCAAATCAATAAGATCTTCACCAGGACCTAAGAATGAAAGATGCATATAATGTTTACCTATATCACTATTTGAAGTACCGTAAGTATTATCTACATCAAGGTTTGAAGGGTATATAGTATTGACGTTCCACCGTCTCCACAATGATGTATGCTCAACCGTGGAAGTCATGATCCCCTCTAAACCGTTTATAATTCTATCTCCCGCACCGTCACCCTGCGCTAAGTAAACCTCCGGAGTAACACCTCTTCCGCCTGCGTTTCCACTCACACGCCAAGTGTAGTAATCCATGTCACTAGTCTGAGAGTTCTCCCAGTCCCCTACATTAGTTCCACCACCTACTAAATCTAAGTTTTCAAACCCATCAACTACATTATCACCATTGTTGAAAAGATCGTCAGACATACCGAATAAAGGCCCTTGCCATTCTTTACCGTATATTGATAACGCTAAATTAAGCAAACTGTTATTGTCGTCATATGAGACACCTTTCCATGGGCCTATGTGCTTTTTCCACTCTAACTTACGATAATAAGTCTGAGCCCCAAACCATCCTTCGCCAGACTCTTTAGCGTAAGAACTCGCAGATGGATTAGACGCTATGAAAGGCAAGTTATCTATAAAGAAAGACTTTTTGTCAGACTCGTCAAGAACATCAAATAAATTACTCCAGTGTATAGGTTCACACCCTGGTGTTATGTCTGTTGGATATTGAGTACCATCTGGCTCCCCAGGATCAATAGTGTTAATTAGACCTGACGTTTCATCATTATCAGATGTATTATATGCACTATATAGCCAATACATCTGTTGTGAAGTGACCGCGTAATTTTGACTTTCTAAAGAAGAGTCTTCGTTTATTAATAAGTTTACAGCTGTTTTTATTTTTACAAAAAATTTACCACTAAAATCTTCACCAGGTATTTCATCTCTCCTTTCAGTTTTAAACGTTAAATTTTCATGTAACAACCAGTCGTCACCATTAGGGTCTTTAGCTATGTTAGCGTCTATAGCGGATATTTTACTAGATAGTTTTATGTGATAAATACCGGCAGTATTAACTGCGCTTTGCGCTCTCGTAACACTAGAAATCCTATATCTTTTAGAATGAGTACCGTGTTTTTCCCATGATATAAATACTTTGTTACTGCCTGATGCCAGGAAATCTTGAGAAAGATCAGATCCAAATACTCCTGATATTAACCAACCTGTTGCGTTTATTTCTATATCTTGCGTGTCCTCTTTATCTATTCTAGCGTCAGGGTTTAAGAATATAGATTGATCTTCCACGCCCTCATTATCCAAAGTTCCAGAATCGTTATAGCCGTACCCGGCTAATTTATCGAAATTATTTACTACTCTACCTAAAGGAGAGAACGTATACTTAATAGCCTCTGGAGCTTCATTACTTATATCTAAAACTTTGTATTTGTTATCAAATAAAGGCTGTGTAGATAAACTATTATTAAATATCTTTTTTACTGTTATAAAATCCTCTTTTACGATTTTATTTCTATCTGAAGAGGCGAATGATAACCACAAGTGATTGTTATCATCGTGAAAGTCCACGTGTCTAGGCGGGGTATAAGCTTTATCCATGATAAGATTGTAGTACTCCCCAGAAGTTTCTTTTATATAAAACTTATAGTAATCAATCCAATCAGCGGGCTCTAAATCTATATATGCCTTGAACATGTTAGAGTTGCTAGCGTTTAACCCTAACTCAGGATTTCTCCAGTCAATTTTCACACCTTTTTTAGAAGTGAAAACAGGTGTTTCTCTACCATATTTATCACCGAATACAACTCCAACTTGATAATCTCTCTTTGACTTTAAAGATCTTAATCCTCCTTCACTGAAATCTTGAGTCTCTCTAAGTTCAAAACCAGACCACACGTTTGGTTTTAAGAAGTTGCCATCGATGTCTTTACCGAAGTTGTAACCTTGAGTGTAATTGCCATACACTATTCTATTACCAACAATTTCTTGAGCTAAAGCGGATCTAGGCACATTATCCCATGGTCTAAGCAGTTGGTTTTCAGGTAAAGCCGCGTGTATACTCTCTGTCGATATATTATACTTTCCCTTATGCGCTGACACTTCTCCAAACGTTACAAGCTCACTAGGCGTACCTGCTGGTAATATGTTTGTAGCTAGTTGACCAGAACCCGCTTTACTCCATTCTGAATCTGTATACTTTATATTATCTATAGAATAAACTACATTAGAGTTTTCTTGCTTGTAAAGAAGATCTACTTGAACTACATCTTTAGGTATATCGGAGGGTACAAAATCATACAGATCTATAGACTTTATAACGTTTGTCATAGTCTTGTTGTACGGTTCGTCTGTACTATAAGAGTTTAGCGAACTAATCCCATCATCATATTCGGAATTGAATACTACATCTGTAAACGGACCCATAGCGGAATACTCCCCGTCTCTGTACTTATATCTAAAACAAAATCTTGGAAATATTTTTTCAAAAATAGCGGAATTCACATCTTCAATAGCGGAATTCATTTTATACGTAGGAGCTATACTAGGCTTCTTTTTTATAACAGTAACGTAATCTTCTGTTAAAAACCCTTTATCTTCACCATCTATATATAATCTAGAGTGTAAATTTATATTAGTAGGATTTTCTTTATGACGTGTCTCCTCGATATTTATCTTTTTTGGTTCAGAATCTCCGTCTGTCCAAAATAGAAAATCATCAATAATATTTACACCTGTAACTTGCTTACCTGTAAATTTTAGAAATGCATTTTCACCACCTAAGTCTACAGCTATAAATGAACTAGCTGAGTAAGGTGCATCAGATTTATCATACTCTACAATAACATCTCTGTCAAGCATTTTAACAAACGTGTAGAGTTTATTCGTTAATTCATTAGAAATACTTCCAACGCAAGTTCCACCTGAACTTAAAGAGTCTACCCTAGAGTTACCCATGATATTTTGAACAGTACCAACGTCAGATCCCTCAGAAGTTGCAACGCTGATATTTAAAGCGTCTCTATACTGTCCTTTTGGAATTAATCTTTCATCAAGGTCTTTATTCATTTTACCTTGATTGAAAGTATTTTTAATTTCAGGCATGAATTAGTGTTTTATATGCTTAGATTGACCTCTAAGAGTTTGTGTTAACTCTTCTAATTTTATATTGGAAAGTCTTAGTTTTGCTTTTCTAACTGCTGCAAATTTATCTTTCTTGTAGTAGGCTAATTGACCTCGACCTACGTTTGCTCTAGCGCTCATAACGTCGCATAGTATATGTTTATACATAGCTTCTTCAGCTAATTTAGGAACTTGCATCTCAGAATCACTACCAAGACTATCGCTTATATAATCTAATATCACAGTTTTTCCAGATATATTAGATGAAAAATGTATTTTACCTAATCTTTGATCTATGAAAAAAGATCCATTGATTTGCGCATGACTTGGCTCAAGACCGTAGCGCTCATTTGGATTTAACCAATGTTGCTCATATCTATAATCCTCAATAGAGTTTTCAGCTGGAGTTGTAGACTTAAAAGCATTCCAAGTCGAACTATTTATTTCATTACCTCGAGGAGATGTTAAACCTTCGTTAACCCTATAACCTGTCACTGATATGTTGTCTATTGTGTTTGAAACTAAATGAATAGAAGCATCTACGTCGTAATTTGTATGAGGGACATAAGATGTCACTAAAGCATACACGTGATCATATGCACTTACGTTTATACTGTATTTAGCTTCGTCGTCACTTGATGTACCGTTCCACTCTATATAACTACCACCATCTTCGTGGGGTATGTCGAATATTTCGTGACTCACGTTAGCTGATGGACCTTCTGGATTTGATATACCATCATACGGTAAAGTGTTCATATCTCCAGATTGAGTGCTTAAACCAAACCTCAAGACTCCAGCAGGGGTAGCTCTAGTGCTCAAACCAGCAGCCGCGACAGCCGCACCATCCGCTTCTATATCTAAATAGTCTATGCCAGTAACATCGATTTTCTGCCAAACAGCAAGAGCATGCCCAAAAGTTATCTTAGGTCTACCTCTCTGATGAGAAGCGTGGTTGAAGCTAAGTATATTTGACGTAGCCTCTAACGTAGTGCGCATCTCACGATCTGTAGGTACAATCTCCCAGTTATTTAAACCATCATCAAAACCTGGATTTGTTACAAATTCGCTAAGACTCTTGAAAGAATATTCTCCACTTGTCTCTTGTTTTACATGAAAAGGATTAGACGTGTGCTTAGTTGGGTATAAAGGTCTTTTAATACCAGCCGCGTCAACCCAAGCAATCTTAGTATAGTTAACGTAATCATGAGGTAGTATCATGGTTAAACTTGGAGGTAGATCTATCTGCTGTGATTTAAAAGATTTAAACGTATCAAAAGACAATTCAGCTAAAGCTCTTTGCGCATGAAACGCTATATCTGTTCTACTAGCTTTGGGTATAACTTTATCTTCTCCAACATACATTATTTGGAACTGAGCTATAATATCGTCTAGTGAAACAAACTGATATCCGCCATAGTTTTCACCTTGATAATACTCTCTTTGAGTTTTGTCATCTAATAGTCCCATTTACTATGATTTTTCTTGTTGAATACTCTTAACCTCTTCTTGTGTGGCTAACTGAGCCACGTTGTAATCTTTCATTGAAACACCCGCTAGTTTAAGTATTTGAATAACTAAATTCTTCTCTTCAGAGGCGTGTAATTCAAAATCTCTTTTATCAACAGCGGTTGGATTCCATAAAGCTTGATCATTCACAATTATGTAAGTCCACCTAGGAGCATTTGGTTTTCTTATATAGTCAATTTTTACCTTGTCGTTTGCGGGGTCTGGATAAGGAAATACTTTGATTTTACTTGACGTGACGCCATGTTTAATAAATACTGGTCTCCTTTTGCTCCATTTAGCTAGTTTTGATTCACCACGTAGAGACAACTCTTTGCCACTTAGCTCTTCCGCTATGTTATATGCACCTTGACTTTTATAATGAACACCAACTTCCTCTATCCTATATAATTCAGGAAATAAGTTTGCTGTGTTGACATCGCCATTGGCTAGCACGGCCGTGTTAGACTCACCCACCCACATTCTAAATAAAGCTATCTTTTCTTCTATGATATCCCTAGGATCCGCCGTTACCGTGTTATTACCAGGAACTCTGCGGAATTGATTGAGGTCGTAAAAGTACTGCTCAAATATTGAATTCTGAGCGTGTGTGGCAAATAAATTAAACTCTTGCGGAGTTATGTAACCTCGTTGTTCTTTATTAGCTAACGCTAACACTGTTTGATACACTCTATCTACACTTATCGCCATAATTCTTTTTATGTTTCATAGTATGAAAGACCACCTAGTTGGTGGCCTTTCCACTACAAATGATTATTAGTTTAATCGTTTTTCTATATTGGAGTATATCTCCATTCCCTCATCAGTCTTAAACCAAGCGGCTAAGGCTGAATACGGGTGTTCATCAAAAGGAACTGTCATTAACTTTCTGTCGTTACTTCCCCATGAGAACGTTCTTTGATCAGAGGATAGTTTGATAATCCCCATCTCCGTAGCTTTAATACCAAAATTTCTAAGTACCACATTGTCGTCATTAACAAGTTCTAGGAACAAAGCTGGGTTTTTCTTAGCGTATAATAATAAATCACGCTTAAGCTCCTTAGAACTCATCTCTGATACCTTAGAACCAATCTCAACTCTCATAACAGCCTCAGCCATGTCGATGTCTAGGTTTTTAGCAGCGTTAAGCGCTTCGATTTCCATTTCTAACCACTCAATTTGACTAGCTGCTTTCGCGGCTGGCTTCTCTTCGTAAAACATAGTGTCTCTGTCTGGGTGATACAAAGAAAGAAGCTTTTGTAATACTGTTTTTTCTTTTTCTACTATAAGCATGCCGTTTCTAAACACAATATGCTCTAATCGCTGATCACCTTTCATCTCATCTACAAAGACTGTTCTTTGGTTAGAGCAGTATTTCAACTCTCTTTCGTAGCCCTGCTCTTCGTCAAACCAGTGTATATTAGCTCCTTTAATTGATCTTGATAAAGGTTTTTTATTTCCTTTAAGTCTATAAACTCTGTTTTTAAACTCCCAACCATCTGTTAAAAGCTTTTCTTGATCACTAGCTCTTTTTGGTTTTAATTTTGGCTCCGGTTTTGGAGCTTCAACTACAATTGTTTCTTCTACGTAGGGCTCTTGAACCTCTACTTTTTTTGTTTGCTTTTTAGCCATAATATAATATAATAAAAAATTAATATAAAACTACCCCACCCGAAGGCAGGGTAGTTTCACCAAATATAATCTTACTTCATTAACATAAAGTTGTTTGCACCTTGAGTCACTAGACATCTTTCAGACAAGTAGTGAATTTGCATTGCGTCAAGCGCTGACGTAGTAGCTCCAACAGAACCGGTAACCCAAGTTTTTAACTTACGATTATCAGTAGCAGAAGCTCTGTAACGGACATGTAAGAAAGGACGCTTAAGGTTCTTGCCTAACGCTTGATCATACACAGTAGATACACCAGCTGGAATTATAACCCCACGAATAGCGGCTGATCCAGCAATACGGTTAATCTCACCACGAGTAGCTTTATCGTTCAAGTAACGCATGTCTGACTTATAGAAATCGTAAGATCCACGACGGAATCCAGAGAATCCTAGGTTTAAAGCCATATCTTCAGAGTTATCAAATACTCCGTAAGAAGTACCACCAGCACCGTAAGAATTCATAGATGCAAGCATGTCATCGATAGCTAGGCTAGTCGCACGGTTTACAAACATCATGTTCTCCTCAATAGCACCTTGCTTATCAAATTCTGCTAGGATAGCGTCAAACTCAGCTAAGTCAGTAGCGGCGTTAACTCCAGTTACACCAGATGTTACGTTTCCACGAGACTCGATAGCCGCGAATAAACCTTCAGTACCAGCACCGTTTGCACCAGCATCAGCAGCGCCTCTAACTTGACTGTCAGCACCAAATCCAATAATAGAACCAGCCACTGTCTTTTCAGACTCAAGCATAGCCATCTCTAAGTAATCAGTGAAACGAGCACGAGTGTCTCCTTCAGCTTTTAGATACCATAGATAACCGTTCTGACCTTCTTCACCAGTAACCTCAACCCAACCGATTTGTGAAGCATCAGATCCAGAGATCTCGTAGTAATCCTTCATAATGATTGGCTTGTTGCTGTATGATTTGAAAGTCGGTGTTAGAGCAGTACGCTTATCAGCTTCAGTAGCACCAGTAATACCAGCGTACTTCGCTCCTTTACCGTACTCAGAACCTACAACTAATAACACAGAACCACTAGCAGTAGTAGCGTGTCCAGTAAGATCAGCTTTATCATAAGGTTCAACTGTGATCACAGCTGTTGCTGGAGTCTCTACAACTAAACATTTAGTTACGATACCTGCAGTAGCGATAAGTACGATATCGTTTACACGAACACCGTGATTAGCTACTAAGAAACCGTTTTCAGTGTCAGCGGAACCATCGATATCAGTCACAACTGTGAATGTACCGTTAGTATCACCAGCAGTAGCTACTGTACCTACGTAAGATAAGTGTAGACGAGATTGCTCAGACCATACCACTTGATCAGCGGTCATGCTCTCTTCAGCTCCTACTTGTGAAAGGAATCCCGAGATTGTTCTTTGTCCGAACACCTCAGCTTCTTTTTCCATAAGATCTGGTAAATATTGTTGCTCCCAACCGGTAGAACCGCCTGCGAAGTCAATGTAGTTGCTTGATAAAGTCTGCTGCTGTGCAGAAGGTACTTTATTTAACAACGCTCCATTTGTAATTGCCATTTTAAATTGTTTTTAAATTGTTATTTTTTATTTTTCATTTTGAACTTAAAAGAGGCAGAATCATCACCTAACACTCGAACTTTCATGCCGCCGGTAGTCGTGTCTTTATGTGAACCTCTAGGGTCCATATCAATATTCTTCGACTTCCGAACACTGTCTTTCAGTGCATCGGCTTTTCCCTGTTCATAGAAGTGTTGAGCAACTGCATCGGAATTCATAGCTGTATATAATGCCTTGTGGTATCCTTTAGCATCTGAAAGCGATTTATTTTCATCGACAAACTTTGCCATAAAATTGTTTATATCACTTTGTTTAGCTTTTACACCATCGACATCCTTAACATTGAATCGATATTTTTTTTCTCCGACGTTGTATTCAAAACCTTTGAATTTGTCGTTAAAAAGATTATTAGTCTTTTGTTCAAAAACATCACTACTACGTTTGACAGCTTGATTAGTCTGCTCTGACTCTTTATTGTATCGGTTGAAGAAATCAATTGCTTTCTGCTGCTCACCTGTGAGCTTGCTTCCAGCTTTAATCTCTTCGTAGTATTTAGACTTTTGCCCGTCTAAGTAGGTCTTGGCCTCGGCAACTTGCTCTTTGAGGGCCAATTTTTTACGTTTAATATCTCTTTCGTCATCTATATCTTCATCATATGAAAACCTATCTTCTATAAGAAAATCGATTTCATCTGAAGCTAGATGCGGTTTAGTTCGTTCGTAATACTCGCGTAACGCTTGTTGATCGTTTAAACCGCTAGTATCTCTGTTAAGTTTGACATAATCCTCTAAATCTCCACCTGTTTCATCCATGAAGTCTAATAACTTCTGAACGTTCTCAGGTATTTCTTTACCTAGCTCTTCTTGAGCTACGACAGCTTCTATTACGTCTTCTTCTGTGACAGCTTCCTCATCGGTAACTTCCTCAAGGGTTGGTACCTCTGTATTATCGACTTCTTCTTGTGTAACTTCTGTGACGATCTCTTCGGATTGAGTTTCGATCTCATCTGCTGTTTCTAGTTCTGATTCTGTTTCTAGCGGTTTACTTAAATCTACTTTAATGACATCTGGGTCATCTTTACTTTCAAATTTACTTAAATCTACTTCAGGTTTTTGCTCCTCAGCAACCTCTTCTTGAGGTGTTTCTTGGGTGACTTCTTCAATCACTTCTTTGTTTTCAACTTCTTCCATAATATATAATATAATAGTTATTCAATAATCTACTGTGCTCCAAAGGCTTCTAAGCCAAACCCACCACCTATAGTATCATTACCTGCGGATTCAAACTTTTTAGGCGGTTTTCCGCTTTTTCTTTGATCTATAAGTTCACTTTGTTGTGAAGCCTGTATCTTGGTTCTTTCGTCTTTTCTATCTTCTTTTTGTTTTTCTCTATCCCTAAGCCCTCCAACCTCGATACCTTTTAATTGCATGTTGTACTGAAACTCAAGTCCCATAAGTTCTTTTTTAGCAGCCATTTCTAACTGTAGCTTTTGGGCGTCAGCTTGTGATTGAGCTTGAAGTAGTTGAACTTTGCTTTGCGTTATAGCTGATTGCTTTTGAACCTCCGCTTGAGCTGAAGCTTGAGCAGCCGCTTGATTAGACTGTGTTTGAGCTTGGATGTTTTCTAGTTGTTGCTGCCTGTCACGCTCTATTTTCTTATTACGCCTTATTTTTAGTAATTGGTTGGCGAGTTTTAGGTTTTTTACTTCTCTAATATCTATAGCGTCCTCTAACTCAATACCTCCTTGCTGAAGAGCCATTTGAACATTGTTTTCTAACAACTGCTTTTCTTCTTCGTCAGGAGATAGCTCTATGAAAATACCGAAGTCATGCAAGTGTAACTCTGATACTTCCTCTAGCTTAGCCACATTGCGATGACCTATTGACTCGATAAAAGCTTTTTTAGTAGGTGAGTACTCTATAACGTCAGATATTCTTAATGACAGTTTTTCAGCTGTTTCAGCTGTAAGAAGCAATCCAGCTTGTAGTATATGCCTCGTAGCTGTATTAGAGTTAGCCGCAGCTATTTTTTGTATTCCAACTAAAGCATTTTTATCTGGTGTGCTACCATCTCTAGCTTCATTTAAACCCGTTACATCACGGATCATCTGCAGATAGTAATTATATGTCTGTATCAAAGATTGCAACTTAGCACCTTTGCTACTTGATTGTATTTCTTGGATAGGCACTTTACCAGGATTTATATCACCTTCAGAAGTGAAACTTCTACCTATAACGCTACCCGTTTGGAAGAACATGTTTAGAGCTTCCTGAGGGTTATAATTAGTACCATTACCTAAATCAACCTCAGCTAATCCATCTGCGTCTAGATAAACACCATCTGGAACCATCTTAGACATAACCTGTTGAAGCTTGAGGTGCGTAAGCTGTATCATATCGGCAAATCCCGTTATCCTGCTAACTAAACTTTTAATTCTACCTTTATACATCCTAGGAGCAACTATACTGTAGTTCATTTTAACTTTGTTAAAATCGCTCTTAGAACGTATCATGTTTTTAGACAATTCCCACTTAAGCATTTTATTGCAACCTAAAGCCATAACTCCATCGTACAGAACCTCTAGTTTCTTAGCCTCTCTAGTGAAGTTACCATCCATATTTTCTGGTGGATTAAACTTGTCGGTTTTTCTTATAGCTTTATCACCGCCACTACCAGTCTTTTTAATTTTATAAACCTCACTATTGTAAGTCTTATAGTTAAAATAAAGTACGTGTACAATGTTGTCATCTCTAAGACTGTCACGTGAACTATACGAGTATGTGTTATTTTTATTATTCTTGCTAATTATCTCGTCAATTTCGCTGTCTAACAGATCAGGAAACTCTCTAACCAACTCGTTTATCGGTATGGCTTTTACTTCACCTACGTAGTATATGTCTTCAAAATAAGGCGATTCAGTATGCGAGTAAACAATATTAGCAGGATCAACATAGTCAACTATGACTCCTTCTGATTTGTTAAACCCTGTCTTAACTGCTCCAATACCTAAAACAGTTAAATCTTGAAAAAACCTTTTTTTAATTAACTCGTAATTATTTCCTTCCAATAAAACGCTAATAGCTTGCTCTTCCGCTATTTCAATAGCCTGCTTATACTGCAATTGCATATACAGCTGTAACTCTTCGTTTGACTCAGGTAAAGATGGCATACCACTTTGAGTAGTGTCAACGCCTAATTCCTGCATCATCGTTCCATCAAAACCTTGCATCTGCATATCGCCCGCGACGCTATCCATGAAGTTGTTCCTCTTTTCTGATCCGCTAGCATCTATGGAAAATGCTTTTATATCGTATGTTCTTTCAGCTATACCATTAACAACTATATCTACAAATTTAGATATAATAGGCACAGGCGTCCAATCTAAGTTAAGGTAAGACAAATCACCATTGATAGACAACTCATCTTTATACTTTTGAATAGACTGCTCGCCTCTAGCATATAGTCTAAGTTTATGAAAATTATTTACGTTAGTAGTATATCTACTAGCGCTAGTTTCTTTACTAAACCACTCAGCACTTATAGCTTTAGCGATTTTCTCTCCGTACTCAATAGAGTTCTTCTCGTCATCGCTAACGTTTTGCTTTGGGAAATTAACATGTACTGACTCAGCCATATTTACTTTATTATTTGGGAATTAAATCCTTTGTTGTTGTATTTTGATATATTTAGGTTTAGTGGTTGTCTTTCTACTGTAGCGTTCGGAGCGTATAAATGTCTATTACAAGCCATAATAGCTAAACCAGAACTTATAGAAGCATCGTGCTTAGTTCTTTTATTTATATCAAACTTAGCCCAATCGTTCAGTAATTCGTTAAAATAAACTGTACCATAATTACCATCGCCAAGATGACCTACATGACTCTGTATGTACATCTCGATAGCAGCAGCGTGAGCTTGTTTGATGTCTTCACTTGAGTTTGGTATACCACCAACTTCTTTTTCAGCTGTTGATAGTTTATTCCAAGTTTTATCTGGTCTATTCATGCTATATCCTCTGTAACCTCTTCGGCGTAAATAATATAGTAATCTAGGTTTATTATTCTCTGCAAGTAAAGGCATGCCATAAAACACTAACGCCATTAATACATCTTCAAAAAACATCTCCGCGGTTTGTGGTCTCGCTATATATTCTAGGAAAAAAGCACTTGGTGGCGCGTCTTCCATAGAAAACTTAGTTAATCCGTGGAGCGATCCTTTGGACCCTTTGCCATCGACAGTACCGCTAATATCGTAACTATCACACCCAAACGCGCCAATATGATCATTCCCTGGGAACTTAATACCATTTTTTATTATTTGTTTATTCTGTAAATAAGCTGGTGGCACCCAGCTAACTTTAAACCTCCCACTTGGATCTGGGTGGAAAACCACCTGTGAATCCTTAATACCGTTAACCCATCCAAAGCTTCCAGTAGTAGTGTGAGCAGCGTGTCTACTACCTTCGTTGTAATCTATCTGCTCATATATCTTCATTAAATTAAAGATACTGTTTTTACTTTCATCTCTAAAAGCGTGCTCAGTAGTTCTAGGGAATTGACGGTAGAATTCATTTAAAGCATCTTGATCATCCTTTAAACCGTCCACCTCATTCTCCCAACTATCTACAACGCCTATGTCTATTAGTTCACCGTCTGGTCCCAGTCGTTCTCCATCACGTGGATTATCAAAGACTGGAAATCCGAATCTGTCAATAAATCCTTCATAGTTCCATTCCATTGGGATAAAGAGAGAATAAAGCCCAGACTTTGTTTGTCCATTACGATTTCGTTTTGTAACATCTGAATCATTATATAGTTTTTTAAAGTTACTACCTCCCTTGTCCAACGCGTTTGAAGTGGAACCCATAAGGCATTTCCCTACGATTCTACTTCCAAGTCTCAAGCAAGTTTTTGTTACTCGCCAGTTATTTAGTATATTATCAGGTCTCTCCCACTTACCACTCTCATCGTGTACTAACAGACTTAACTTTTCACCGTCATAGCTGTTGTCTCCAGTATTTTTCCAGTCGATCGTTGTGTCAAGACCAGCTAACTCCTCTAGCTTCTCATTACTCTGAATTTTCTTACGAGTAAACTTTGTAGAAGGAACCCGATATGCTAACTCAGATTTTGGACGATCCATACCATCCTGTATAGGTTTAAAGAAGAAAGGGTAATTAATTGATATAGGTACCACTTTATCTGTAAACATTTTCTTCGCATCGGCACCAGACTTAGACAAGATCCCATATCTACTATCACTCGATATAGTGGCTAAGTTAACTGTTTCTGCAGAGGACATAAAAGAAAAACCTGAACGACGGTTCTTAAGGTAGCACATTCCATAGCATCTTTTATCTGCCTTGCAGGCTTCCCAGAATATAAAGAATAGTCTATTAGCCTCTCTAAAGTCTGGTGCACCCACGTCGATTTTACTCCATTGAAGATACATATAGTGACTACCGGTTATGTACGTCGGTTTACCGTTATTGGTAAACCAAAAACCTTCATCCCTACGTCTAAACTCTTCGTCTATATAGTCATGCCACTTTTCTTTTTGTTCGTCCGGATAGGTTCTCCAGTCGAATATAGTTTTTAAACGGCTTAACTCTTTGGGTTGCTCTATCTTACCCCACTTATTGTCTTTATGCTTGAACACTTTAGTGGGTTTAGGTAGAGCTATCTTAAAACCTTGTATGTCATATATTTCACCTATAACACCAGTTTTAGATAAAACCACTATATCGTGGTCTTTATCGTAACCATACTTCCACTTCTTACCTCTATTTAATCTTGTAAGAGTGGTTTTCTTTATAGGCTCTATTATTTTTAATAATGTCTGCTCGTACATTACTTAGATCTTCCTTCAGCAAAACCCTTAAAGACATTAGCTTTCTTTTCCTCAGGCTCTCGACCCTCAAGCAAATTCTCTTCTTCTTGGATTCTGGTTAATATCTCAAAGGCGTCGAAGATAGCCAGCTTTTTTGTAGCGGCAGCGTTCTTGAGTCTATCTGCAGTGATATCATCACCTGAATCAACGATAGCCTCTTTAGCCACCTTGATTAACTCCTCAACTGCTATCTGTCCAGCTTGGATTATACTCTTCTTCGTCTCCTTGATGTTCATATTTAATTGTAATAAAATTAGATAATACTCTGTATAGTTTTTGACCATCTACAATAAACTCGAATTCACTGCTAGGTCTAAAACCAATTAGATCACCCTCTTCTACTGTACCATCAGTATACTTGACAACACCAATTAAAGGTCTCTCTGTTTCAGTGTCAAATTCATCTATAGACTGAAGAGGTTGAACAAAACAATATCCCTTAGGACAAGTCCAATCGCCACCCTCTCTTTTATATAAGTATATTTGATCTCTCTCTACTAGATACTTACCTTCTTCAAGGAAGGATCTACTGTTTCTTTCTTTACCTTTTACATCATGCCATCTTCTAAAGACGTTATGGTGCAAAGTAACTATATCCCCCGTGCGAGGATTTAAAGGAGCTCCAGCTCGAGGTACAGATAAAATCCGCGCCTCTCTGTTTACGTACTGATGATTGTATATCTCAGTATTTAATATTAACTCCTTGTCTCCAACCTTTGCGCTATTGTTGTATCTATCACCTAAAGGCTCAACAATATAGTTGTAGACTGAATCCATCAGTACTCAAGATTATATTCTACAGAAATAGCCATGTTCTTATTAAAATCCTTCCAAGGTATAACCGCTTTATCTTTACGTATATAGATAGAGTACTTATCGTCCTCCTCTAATATATCACAAATAGTATGACCGCCATACACTTCTTGCCCTACGGCATAGTGCATGGAGTCATTCTTGTAGTCTTTACCTATCGTGATCTTACGAATCAGATGGCTCATCTTTCTTGTAATTTATAGTTCCGTCTTGAATATTGATATCGTAAGTGCCATATTCCTTTTCAAACTCACTCTGCATAGCGGTTAGTTGCTCTTGTATTGAGGATATATCATGAAGTAGTTTATGCTTCCTAGTCTCCATAATACCTAGATCCATTTGACCTCGGTTCATCATGTTTATAATCTGTTGAACCTTTTGCAACTGCTCGTCAGAGATCTTCTCTGGCTTCAAGTCTATTACTTTTTCTTTTTTCTTTTTACCCATAATTAAATTAAATTAAATTAAACTGTTATTTATTCTGCCGCGGTGAACAATTCACCTGCAACCAGTGTTTGTGCTTCTGCCTTTGTTAACACAGAGTTATTCGGGTACGCAAGTCCGCTACCTAAAGCTATAATAGCTGATAGCTCTCCTGTACGTAAACTAAACTCTCCTTTGACTATAATCAAGTTTCCGTCTAGACTCTCTCTAGGAGCTCCTAGCTTGCCTTTAAACGCAGCTTCTTTCCAAGTTGGCGTATAAGCCGTTGTAGTCTTTACAGTCTCTCCATCTGCTTCGTACGTATAGTTATTCCAACCAAGTTTAGGTTGTAACACGCTAGGTACCGCGGCTTCGTAATCCGCTTTCCTTAAACATACATATAATTCGTAATGTGCCATTCTATTTAGTTTCTGTGACTACCTTTTGTAGCTTTGTAATTTCTTAGTACTTCTGTAGCGGATAGAGCTTTATTGTATATTAACACCCCATCAACCTGACCAGATGTTGCTGGATAGTTATTAGCTTCTCCAGTTACTCCTATGCTTCCTACTCTCACGTAAGCAGTGTCGTTCGTAGGTATAGCCGCTGTACAAGTTGTGTTTCCATCCGCTACCCCGTTTTTGTATAAAATTAAAGCTCCACTACTACCACCGGCATACGTTAACGCTAAGTGAACCCAATCGCCAGCTACAGCTGCGTCTCCAGTGTCTATATTACCTCCGTTTATTCCACCTCCATAATTACCATTGCCAAAAAGCCCTATCCAAAAAGATTTGTTTGCGGCATGATCACCCATTGTTACAAAGCCTTCAAAGGTGCTACCCACTCTCTTTGGTTTTATCCACGCTGATAACGTCATCGCGTTTGAGCCGGTTACTGGAGAAGTTGACTTTTGAACGTGAGAAACGTCTCCATCGTCAGGTTTATTAAAACTACTCGTATTCCTAGATTTATTCATAATAAACCCTTGCGAGCATCTAGATCCGTCTACACCTTGTGGGATTAAGAGGGTTTCGGTTATATTGTTTACAGTGCCGTTATTCGAGTTATCCGATAAATCTGTCCAAGTAGACAAACCGTTATTTCTCCAATAACCCTTTAAGTCACTAGCTGCTGAAACGTATGAAGAATGTAGCGTAGCATCTAACGCTTTACCTTCGTTATATAATTCCAAAACTTCAGTCGCTGTTAGAGTGTTAGTCCAAAGAGACGCTTCCGTTATGCAACCGCCAAACGTTTTGGAGCCGCTACTTGTATTTCCTATGTAAAGTGTGGAAGCTGCATCATTACTAATAGTGCCTGATCCAGCCACTACAGTTGCATCTCGCAACACGCCATTAACGTATATTTTTGCCACAGTGCTAGGTGAGCTTTTATCATACGTTATAGCAATATGATTCCACTCACCAAGTTGAATGTTGTGGTTGTCTATTGTGGTTGTATGATTCGCAGTATCACGCCCATGCTCAAACCTGATTTTACAAGCATCTCCTGATAAAGTAATAAGATGAATATGCCAAAAGGTTTTATCGAAGACTCTACCTTTATCTCCTTCTCCCATAGAGTTTGGGAAAATCCACGCACTAGCAGTACCTCCACCTACCCACACATTGTCTATGGAAGCGCCACTGGTGCAGTTAATCGAGTAATCTGTGCTACCACCTGGATCAACACCTGGAAACCAAGCAAGTTCGTTATACGACTGCAAAGCCGGTTGTGCGATGTCTAACTGCTGATCTGCGTCTGTCCAACCTGAGGCTACACCGACTTCTTTGAGGCTAATATCATCTACAAATATCTCAGCGGCATGGTTGTTCTCGGTTCTAAACATAAAGTAATAATCACCACTAGCGCCAGCTGTAAATGTATGAGAAACGTCTGTGTTAGAAGTTGCGTTTAACGCTGTTTCTGTAAAACCAGGTAAAACTCCACCTGTGGGTGAATTATCATCACTTATTTTTGCGAAAATATCAGGTGTACCTACAACCCTATACGTATATGTTAACCTGTATGTTCTTCCTGCTACAAAAGTTATAGCGGTGTTCCACCTAACCCCTGTGTGACCCGCGTCAGTGGCTGATTGAGCCCAATGTAAATCTCCGCTACCAGTGATAGGTGACGATGTGTTGCGTTCAAAAGTAGTGCCGGATATATCAACCCATCCTGAAGTGTCTGTTTCAAAAGTTCCATTAGTAACTGACTCATCCCCAAAAAACACCGTTGTCGCGTGGTGTTTGTTGTTGATGGGATATATCGCTATATCTTTAATCCACACTACATCATCTGTGCCCATGTTATTGAACCGGATGGAATTATCTGTGGCATGTGAAGCTACAAAATAACCTTCATAGCTACTGAAAGTTGTTGGATCATCAGGGATATTTGAGGCAATATAAGTCTCGGGTCCATTAATAAGAACGTCTATAGTGGTGCCACCTTCCGCCTTTGCTTTAAATGTAATTTTGTATGTCGCACCTACAGTTAAATCTTCACTTAAGTCTTTACTATCTCTAAGCTCGATTTTTGCCCCTGTATTGACATTTGAATAGGCAACCTTTACAGCACCATTATCAGTTGCTATAGTATTAGACCCCAGTGCTGTCCAATTAGTAATATCACCTTGAGTACCATCCCATATATTACGAACTAACCCAGTGTTCGCCCCATCTAAAACATATGATTGCTGGCCTCTATGACCATCTTGCATCGGGTACCAAACCTTAAGGTTACTCTCGGTTAAAGCTGTACCTGAAGCGTTTAACGCTAAAGATTCTGGGTTGGCGAAGTCGTAGGCGGCATCGTCTGCGGACCAGGTAGCATCCCAAACTTGACCATCGGACATCATACCCATGAAATGCCCTGCTCGATTACCTTCGGAGGTATAAGGGCACCCCCAACCTGAAAATTCCATAGTGGTATTATCGAAGTTATCATCCGCATCGTCATTAGCTTGATTAGCCTCTATAGTTCCATAAACAATGCCGTTAGCATATGCCGTTAACTTTGTACCATCAGTGGTTATAGCAATTCTATACCACGTATCCTCGTTTAAAGACGTGCTTGAGAACGTATAATAATCCGCGCTATTATCTCTAAACCTTAGTATATTGCTTGAGTGATTAAACGTTAGATGATTCTGAGTCGTCGAGTCGTGGCCAATAAAGTGATCCTCGCCATCTCCAGCGCTGTCAAAATACATCCAACAAGCAAAAGTCCAGGAAACTCCGTTGGCGAAACTATTAACCCCAGTCAAACTGGCTCCTCCATTATTCTGGAAGTAATCCGTAACCCCATCGAACTCTAACGCTCGACCAGAGTATATCTTACCGTGGTTGTTATTACCTGAGGTGTCTAACGCCCTAGGTTTTTTAGGAAACTCTATATTTTGTATTGTTGCTGCCATTATGCTAAAGTTCCGTGATTAGATCCATGGTTATCATTCGCATCAGAACTAAGATTCCACCAACTTACTAAATCCTCCTTCTCGCTAGCGGATAACGCCGCGTAGTCTTTGTGCATGATAGATTTGACTTGAGCTTGGGTTAGTACTTCATCCCATATACCTACGTTACATATATAACCTGGGAAAGCGTAATTCGTTGTAGTAACGACTCCACCACCTATCCTTGCGTTAGCTGTTATAGATATAGTACCTCCTGTCGCAGATACTGGAGTTAGTAAAACACCATTTTCATATAATTTAATCCCTTGGCTACTTGGGTTGGAGCTATCATAAGTAAAACAAAAGTGATTCCATTTGTTTAACGCTAGACCAGCTGTTCCGTTCACAAGTACACCATTCGCTCTAATTATAGCTTTTTCGCTGGTATCTACGTAAAAAAGAAAACCATCTGCACCACTATCTCTTGCTTCGTAAATAGTTTTAACATGGGTGGTATCTGAATTCACATAAACCCAAGCGCTTACAGTTATCGTTGAGTAACTAAAAGGACTTGGTAGGTCGATTTTGTCATCGCTACCATCAAAATACGCCGCCCCGGTGCTACAAGGTTCGACATAGCCTCTAGAATAGTCGTGCTTTAGCACTAACCCATCACGGACGATACGTTTACCAATTTTACCTGGCTTAGCTATAGACGATCCTAATCCTATCATTACTTGCCGAAGTAGCAGATAATACCGCTGTCGTTAGTAGCGTTCATAGTTACAGATGTCCATCTTCCGACTACAGTGCTACCAGCTGGAAACGTTGTGGACGAGTCTATAACTTGGCTATTGTTAGCTGTATTAGCAGTAGTTCCTGTACCAAAAAAAGTGTCTACGCCATAAACTTGTTCTGGAACCAATGCTGATAATGCTATATCGTCTAAAAACTGTATTGCAACTATAACCATGCCTGTTGGAGGTGTTAGAGCGCTTGTGGTTTGGGTGTGTCCGCTACCTAGTTGTCCGAAGCCATATGAGACTTCTGTTGAATTAATTCCCATTTTATTTTTTTACTTTTTCTAGTGATCTACCACCGAAGTATGCACCGATCACAGTTATTAATACTAGTTGTAGTAAGTC